GGTGTTGTACGCCTAAAACCGTGGTAATCATCAGTCTCATGTGTGTTGTGCCAATAGATAATTTTCTCTTCTTCATCAAGCCACGCCACAGGCTCTTGTACTGGCTGTGCTGCGGGGTATTCCATCATGCCTGTATCTACATTGAAATACTCGCACTGAAAGCAAGCTCCCTTGCAGTTTTTTAAGTTCGGACATTCCTGCGCCAAGGCTGCTTTGATGGCGGTAATGGCTTCCGTTGTCTTTGGAGGGGTGTGGTCGCTCCACTCATCCCAATCTGTTAACGCCTCAAGCGCAAGTTTCAGGGCTTCGTCTTTCACATCATCCCCTTTGTTAAAAGCGCAATCCAAAGACTTGCGCCAATGGTCAGTAACACTGCAACTGTGATTTGGAATTTCATTCCACCACCTCCTGCTTTGCGGTTAACCCCTCAAGGCGTTTAATCCGTGCCACGTTGTATGAGACAAGGGCGGTGTGGTACTCCATGCTCGACTGGTGGCGCAGCTTGGTGCGCTGTGCCTGTATCAGTTCCTCGGCGATAAGTTCCGCAGGGGTCGGCATTACCCAGTGGTTTATCAACCATTCCCATACGTTTTTTAAGTGGTTCATTTGAAAATACTCCGTGCCAATACGGTTTTACTGGGTTCGCACTGCTTAGACTGCGCCTTGGTATCACTGAAATAACCAATGGCAAAGCAGATGGCGGCGAACACCCCCACGCATTTAACAAACACCATTAGGTTGTCCCAAAACCGCTCGAACACAGTCGGGGTTTCTTCTTCGTCTTCAACCAATTGAATTTTTATCTTGCTCATGTTGTTTTCTCCAAAATTACTCTTGCACGTTTCTTTTTAATTTCACCAAGGACGATGTCCATTGCCTTCTCCATCGTGGCAATAGATGTCACCTCGACCTGGGCATCATGTATCTCCATTCCGAGATTGATGGCGTTCAGTTCCGCAGCCTTTAGCACAAACCTATACCCAGCATCCACCCCACGCTTTGCGGCGGTGTAGAGGGCATCCTGGGCGGCTTTGATCTCATCCTTGTACTCGGACGCAACCCCAAGCCGAGACAGTGCCTCCATCACGTTGAATGCCTCAATGATGTAGTCGATGTCAAGGCGGGTGGCAACGCCACGTCTCAGGGCATCAATCGCACTGTGATTCTTAATCTGCACGTCCACGATACCAGCCTCTGCCACCGGCTTGAGTCCGTTCAGTACCCACGCCAATGGGTCAGGCAGTTGCGGCTTTGGCCTGTACTTGCTGCGCTTTCTCACTGCTGCAACCCCATCACCTCAAGTTCAAGTTCCTTAACCCTGTCCTTGTTGCACTGGTTCTCGTACTCCAGTTGGGCAAGGGTTCGGGACATCCTTGCGTGGACATCCTTCTCGGCGGCAAGCCACCCGACCAACGCACCCTTTGAGGCTGCGCGTCTAACAATGTCTTGCACGTCACGGGCGGTAAGCAGCCCTGTGCTTTGTGGTGGTGGAGCCATCAGAGCAACGATGGCATCGATCTCTTTTTGCATTGGCTCGCTCATGATGACCACCACTGCACGAGTGACGCTGCCAATGCAACGCCGATGGCAATGGCCAAGGCGTAGTCCTTAAATGAATTCATTTCGTACTCCATCGTTAAGTGAGCCAATGGCTCGGAGAAAACTATTTTGCTCCATTACCTGGCGGCGTTCGATAGCCAGTTCGCGCATGAGTTGGGCAAGGTCTTCGACTTGCTCCGTGAGTTTTTTCTCTTCTTGTTCAGTCATATTGTTTCCTTTCAGTTGCTGGGGCCGAAGCCACGTTGGGTTTAGATAACGGCCTTGAGCACTTCAGTGTCAACCCAGTCGCCAATTTGGGCGGCCATCCAGCCGTTTTTTTGTTGACGGCCAAGATGGGTGCTGGCCATATGGCAAAAGGTGTTGCCATCACGCTCCACACCGACAGCGACAACGCGCCATGTATCGCCCATGTGAACGATGACTTTGTCGATAACTTGTTGTGTGTTCATTTTGTTTCCTTTAGTTGCATCTGGCGGTGTGCCATTGATTAGAATTATAAGTAGGTTTTGCACAAGTCGTCAATACCTAAGCATTTTAGTCAACTAATCCGTTGTAAAATACATACGCGGGGTGTTGTTTCCCCCGCAGTTGCCTTTGAGGGGGGAGTTCACGCTCTCCCCTTTTTTTCTGTACACTTGCGCTGTTTATCAACTACGGGTTAGCATCGCAATCATGGAAACTTCTACACAGCAAGCAATTAAGGCGATCCGAGATCGCGCAAAGTCGGCAGGGTTTCGGCTCTCCGACGTGGGCAGGGTTGCCAACATTGACCCAGCCCAACTCTCACGGTGGGCAACCGGCAAGACAGTCCCTTTGTACTCATCAATCATTAAGTTGAACGAGGCCGTTGACGCGCTGATCTCGGCACGGATGACGCAGCTATCTAAAGACATGGAAGAGGCCGTCAAGTGAGGATCATCTCTATTGACCCTGGGCTGAGTGGAGCCGTTGCGCTGCACGTTGACGGAGCCTTGGAGTCCGTGACGGATATGCCGGTGGTCAGCATCATGCGTGGCAAGACTCAGAAACGTCAGGTGTCTGCGCAGGGGCTGGCGACTCTCATCATTGACCTAAAGGCAGACCACGCGGTAATCGAGAAGGTTTCAGCCATGCCAGGTCAGGGCGTGAGTTCAATGTTTTCCTTTGGCCGCAGTGCTGGCGTGATTGAGGGAGTCTTGGCTGCTTTGATGGTTCCGCAGACCTTTGTGCAACCGGCGGTGTGGACTAGAGCCATCACCCGCGGGGTTGGAAAGGATGCGTCCCGCAGCCGCGCAATGGAACTGTACCCATCACACCAAAAAGAGTTTGCTCGCGCCAAAGATGACGGCAGGGCTGACGCTGTGCTGATCGGGTTTTGGTACTTGAGGGAGTTGACGAAGTGACAACAGACGAGATCAAGGTCATGCGTGACCACATCATCTACTTGGGAACCCAGTTGGAGAACGAACGTCACCAGTCGGGTCAGAAGACCGTGCTGCTGAAACGAATGCTTGACCCTGAAGACTTGGGACACGCTGTCAGCACCGAGGTGCGCAAGTTGGCGTACCAAATCCTTATCCATGACACGGACAACGAAAGAAAACAATGGCGAACAAAATAACTTTACGTGCAAGTGCATCCTCACGTTGGATCGCCTGCCCAGCATCAGCACGACTCTCTGAGGGCGTTCCCTTTGAACCATCAGGTGAGGCCGCGCAGATCGGTACTGCCATCCATGCCCTGGCCGAGAAGTGCTTTGGCACGGGTGAGAGGGCTGATGCCTACCTTGGCAAGTCTGTCGAGGGCATCACGATGACTCAGGAAAACGTGGAGTTTGCCCAGGCTCACATTGACCACATTACAAATCTGAAATCTGAACTTGGGGCTGTAAAGGTTGAGCAGTACGTGACGGTCTTTGATACTCCCGCTGTGAAGTTGGGCGGTACGGCTGACGTGATTGGGTTCGGTAACGGCATCCTTGAGATCGCAGACCTGAAGACGGGACGCGGGTACGTGGACGCTGACAGTGAGCAGATGAAGATTTACGCGCTGGGTACGCTGGCCAAGATCAAGAAACCCGTGGAGACTGTCAGGCTGTCCATCATCCAGCCGCACTCAGGCGATACACGTACACACACCATTACGGTTAAGGAACTGTACCAATGGCACAAGGACGTTCTACTTCCAGCCATCAAAGAAGCAGTGGAAGACAATGCCCAACCAAATCCATCTACCAACGCTTGCCGTTACTGTCCAGCCAAGGTTATCTGTCCCGCGCAGTCCAAGGCGTTGGAACTGATACCTACCAAATTGGATGTCAAGACCCTTGCGCCTGAAGTGGTCAGCGACCTGCTGGCTAGGGCAGACATGGTCGAGGACTTCATCGCTGCGCTGCGCAAGCACGCCACCAAGGTCTTGGAAGACGGCGGTGTCCTGTCAGGCTGGCAACTGTCACCCAAACGCGCAACGCGCAAGTGGATAGATGAGGCTGCGGCGGTAGTCGCGCTGGAGGCTGCGGGAATAGAACACAGCAAACTCATGCTAACCGAGATCATTTCTCCTGCGGTGGCAGAGAAACTCTTGGGTAAGGAAAAGAAACACGTCCTTGAGGACATCACCAAAAAAGAAAGTTCTGGATTAACGCTTGCCAAAGCGGTTGGACTTGGACAATAATCACCTCCCCGTGACTACTTAGTCACATAACCTTGAAAGCAAAACGCTAAATGCTAAATCTCTCATCCTCCGGCGGCTCAGGAAACTACATCCGCTTCTCTCCCCAGGCTAACGCTTGGACAAACTCAAACAACGAGGAAATCCAACTCAAGAAGGTGGTCTTCGACATCGACAACGTGCAGACAGGTTGGCTCCTGCTGGCCGTTGGTCAGCGCGAGTGGAACCCTGACGTGTCTCTCGGCAAGAAGGGTCCGCAGCCAACGCCTGAACACAAGCGCGGGTTCATGGTCACCCTATACAACAAAGAGATCGGTGCAGCCGAGTGGTCTAGCAACGGAGTCGGACCCAACATGGGCTTGGAGCAGTTGTACAAGACCTGCGACGCGCAACGCGCTGCTAACCCTGGCAAGTTGCCTGTGGTTGAGTACAAGGGTTCCAAGTTAGAAAAGATCGGTAAGGGTACGACTCGCATACCTAACTTTGAGTTAGTGTCGTGGGTAGCGCGTCCCGAGGGAATGGACGCAGCACCTGTACAGGAAGAGGTACAGCCAGTGCGTACAGCACCTGCAAAGGCGGCTGTAGTGGAAGACGAAGACGAGATGTTTTAAGCCGTAGTCCCGAACGCCGAGGTGTAACAGCCTCGGCTTTTTTTTCCTCTAAAAATAAAGATAACTATGCAAGCCGAACAAATAGCGCAGGCACTAGGCAACGCGAAGCAAGCAAACGGATCCTGGCTGGCATCATGCCCAGTCCAATCGCACGGTAAGGGCAACGGGGATAAGAACCCAAGCCTGTCCATCACGGAGACTCAGGACGGGAAGTACTTGTTCCACTGCCACGGCGGGTGCGATCAGAACGACGTATTCGGCGCAATCAAGGACAGGGGTCTGCTGCCGGAACTACCCAAACGCGAGGAAATATTCAGCAGCCTGGCCACGATCGTGCCGCAGCCGATGACGTTGGAGCAGGAGTGGGAGTACATGGACGAGGACAGGAACACCCTGTTCATCAAGCAAAGGTTCAAGACAAACACGGAGAAGGGCAAGGACTACAGGCTGGTCCGAGTTGACGCACTCGGCAGACGGCACTCACGCCTTGGCGATGTCCGCATCGTGCCGTACAGGTTCCCCGAACTACTTGACGCCAAGACAGCCGGCCGAGCCATCTACCTTGTCGAGGGCGAGAAGGCAGCCGACGCGCTGGTGTCAATAGGAGCCATTGCCACAACGTCACACGCTGGGGCTGGGCATTGGCCTGCTGAGATTACCCAGTACTTCGCAGGGGCGAATGTGGTGGTGGTTCCCGACAACGACAAGGCGGGGCAGGAGTACGCCAAGAAGGTAATCAAGAACCTATTGCCGGTGGCCAAGTCTGTCAGGTACTTAGACCTTGATCTTCCGTTCCCTGGCGATGATGCGTATGAGTGGGTGAAGATGGGAGGTACAAGGGCAGAACTTGCGGACCTTGCAAAGAAACTACCAGCCATCACGGAAACGGATACCGCAACGAACAGCGAACAGGTAGAGCCGTACTATGAAAATAGTACATCAGATGACTACAACTTCAAGTCAACTGAGCAAGACGAGTCAACCAAGGCCAAGCCTCTGTTCTTGAACATCGAGTCATGGGACACGATTCAGGACGAGCCAGTCGAGTGGCTGATTGAGAAGGTCATACCTAAGAAGTCCTTTGTCGCCCTGTACGGACCACCAGGCAGTTACAAGTCCTTCATTGCCTTGGACATTGCCGAGGCGGTGGCAACGGGCAGGACGTGGATGGGTAACGAGATCAAGACTCCAGGCGCAGTGCTGTACATCTGCGGAGAGGGACATGGCGGTATTGGGGCAAGGATCAGGGCTTGCAAGATACACAACAACACCCAGCAGGGCGCGGAAATCTACGTTATCAGACACCAACTCAACCTGAGATCGAGCGAGGAGGACTTCAACCTATTGATGCTGTCCATCCAGCAACTCATCAACGACACGGGCGTGGAGTTCAGCCTGCTGCAAATAGATACCTTGGCACGAGCCTTCGGCGGTGGCAACGAGAACGACAGCCAAGACATGGGGGCGTTCATCACCAACATCGGACGGGTACAGAGGATGCTGGACTGCACCATCATGATCTTGCACCACTCAGGGAAGGATGCCACAAGAGGGCTGCGCGGCCACTCTTCCCTACTCGGAGCCGTGGACACGCAACTGGAACTGCTGAAGATGGAAGGTGGCAGACGCGACGGGATTGCGGGGTCGGGACTCTTAACCATCAGCAAGCAAAAGGACGGCGCGGACAACATCAAGATCGGATTTGAGATGGTTGAGGTGCAGTTATCAGCGTCCAGTTTGGGACTGGAACCCGTCATCAGCCTTGCCGTTAACCCTTCGGATGAGGCAACAAGGGTCATGGCGGACACGGAAAAGAAGGAGAAAAAACCTCCTTTGATGCGGGATAAGGGCGGCGATCAGAAGGTTTGTATTGACTCTCTGCACAAGGCGATAAAAGAATTTGGCGAGATGCGGGACCTTGACGGCAAGAGAAACAAGGCCGTAAAGATCGATTATTGGAAGGAAAAGTTTAAGGAAGTGTGGGGATATGAGAAAACTGGCAAGCAGATTTCCAACAAATTTAGTTTCCTAATGCGTCAGTTTGTAGCAAGAAACAAGGTTGTTGTGTTCAAGGATTACGTTTGGGCGGTATTTGAGGACGAATCTGAGTTTGGTGGTGATGATGAGTAAAAGTAAACAAATGGTAAACAAATGGTAAACAAATGGTGCGTCCATTTGTTGGTGGTAAATGTAAACAAATGGTGGCAAATCCCTTAAGGGATGCCCATCCATTTGTTTACATTTATGAGGACAGCGTAAGAAACTAGTAAGGATTGATATGGTGACTAAAAAACGTGCAGTAGTGACAAAGATCGAGCAGCCAAGTTTTCCAGCAGACCCGTTCAAGGTCAAGTTGAACTCGTTGCTGTTGTCGGTCAGTAATCGAAAGAAAGACCATGAAGCAGAGTGGGGTATTGGTAGATTGATTAACTTGGTGGATTCTGAGTTGCGGACAAAGTTCTGGAATCAGATGGAACGGGTTTGGATGGCTCAAGAGAATCGGGACGAGGAAAGGTTGGAGAAAGCGGTCAAGGGAATGATTGCGGGTTACTACGCTTTGGAAGGGTATGCAATCACTAGAGGGATAAGTCGGATGCCTGACATTGCGGCGATTGAGCATGAGATGGCCGACGGCTCGGTGATGGTCATTGTCAAGACGAAGGCTGATGCGTTGCTGTATCACCAGTTCCGTCCAGAGGTACAAGGACGGCACATCTGGAACATGGAGGAGATCGAGACGATGATGGCCGGTGCGGTGATGCGAGAGGTCATCAAGATCAAGCAGTTGGATGCTGGAGCCACGATGGTGAAGGTGGGCGGTGACAGCGGGTTCGATGACATGGAAAGTGACCTGGACTTCAGCAAACCGTCAACGCTGCCAAAGAAGTTCAACACGGAACTGGCAGAGGCTGGCAGGAATGCCTCAATTTGACGAGAAAATGGGTGGGTTGATAGGTTGGGTGCTTGGATAGACTAAAACGCTTAGAAAGGGCTTAGAAATGGCTGGTAGACCGAAACGTAAGGAGGACTTGATTAAATTGGATCAAATTCCGCAGGAACAGATCATCGTGATGCTGGAGGAGGGCAAGTCGATTACGCGGGTATGTATGGCGTTAGGCGTGGGTCGGACGGCCATGAATGTGTGGTTAAGCAAGCCAGAGAACGTAGAATTGGTCTCGCGTGCGCGTGTGAGGGCGGCTGATCTGATGGTGTCCGATGCGCTGGACATCGCGGACTCAGCGTCCATCGAGGAGGTCAACCTAGCCAAACTACGCATCCAAACGCGCCACTGGACGGCTGAGAGGTGGAATGCGCCTGCTTACGCGCAGCAGAAAGGTCAGCAGGTCAGCATCAACATTCAGGGTATGCGCATGGACGCACTGCGCCATGTCGAGGTGCTAGAGGACTTATCCACACCCAAATTGTCCACTTAGTCACATTAACCTGTGTATAAGTACCATACGACCACACAATCCATGTATAACCTGTGCGTAAGTGGCAATCCTATTAACATAATGAACACTGTATCAATTACAGTTCCGCATCGTGGAATCCTGCCCACTTGGGGCTGGGTTCTGGCCGTCTGGCGGCTGACCCCCCCCTTCGTGCTGGCGGCAGGGGCGGGACTGATGCTGCCCCTAAGAAATACCGACCACAACCCATAGAAAGCCGCCAATGACCACACCCCCCACCCCCACTATGGAACTCGCCCCTCTCCCAAAAAAAAATAAAAAAAATGTGGAATTGACTACTCAAGCAATGGAACAGATTGCGGCCATGTCCGCAGCCGAAGACAAGAACCCGTTCATCGCGTTCGTGAAACGCTACAAGCACAACCCGACCCTGTTTGTCCAAGAGGTACTCAACACACAGCCCGATGACTGGCAGAAAGAGTTCCTTGCCCACATCGCGGACGGAAACCGACGGATCAGCGTCAGGTCAGGCCACGGAGTCGGTAAGTCCACAGCAGCGTCGTGGGCGATCCTTTGGTATCTGTTCCTACGGTTCCCCGTAAAAATCGTCTTAACGGCACCCACATCCAGCCAACTGTACGACGCACTATTCGCTGAGTTGAAACGCTGGGTGAAGGCACTACCCGAAACCCTGAGAGATCAACTTGAGGTCAAGCAGGACCGCATCGAGGTCAAAGAAGCCCCCAACGAGGCGTTTATCTCAGCCAGGACATCACGAGCCGAGCAGCCCGAAGCCCTCCAAGGGGTTCACAGTGAGAACGTGATGCTAGTGGCTGATGAGGCATCGGGTATACCTGAACAGGTGTTCGAGGCTGCGGCCGGATCCATGTCGGGACACTCTGCCGTGACCCTGTTGCTGGGCAATCCTGTGCGCAGTTCGGGGTTCTTTTACGACACCCACAACAGGCTCAAGGATGACTGGATCACGATGCGGGTCAACTGCACCGACTCCCCGCGAGTGTCAGAGGCTTACGTCGATGAGATGAGGTCAAGGTACGGCGAGGAGTCAAACGCCTTCCGAATCCGTGTACTTGGCGAGTTCCCGCGCAGCGATGATGACACCGTCATCCCAATGGAACTCCTTGAGATGGCCATGAACCGTGACGTGGAACCCTCCGCACACGCTCGTCTTGTGTGGGGACTGGACGTTGCGCGGTTTGGTTCCGACAGGTCAGCCTTGTGTAAGCGTCAGGGGAACGCCGTCTTAGAACCCGTCAAGACTTGGAAGAACCTCGACCTGATGCAACTGACAGGCGCAGTCGTGGCAGAGTACGAGGCACTCCAACCCAGCCAGCGACCCCATGAGATTCTTGTGGATAGCATCGGTTTGGGTGCTGGCGTGGTTGACAGGCTGCGAGAGTTGAAGTTGCCAGCGCGTGGCATCAACGTCTCAGAGTCACCGGCAATGGGTGCGACTTATAGAAACCTGAAGGCTGAGTTGTGGCACAAGGCCAAGGCTTGGTTGGAGCAAAGGGACTGCAAGATGCCCAAGGATGAGTCCCTGATTGCTGAGTTGGCTGCCGTGAGGTACTCGTTCACTAGTTCGGGGAAGATACAAATTGAGGGCAAGGACGAGATTCGCAAGCGTGGCTTGGCCTCGCCAGATAGGGGTGACGCATTCTGTCTCACATTTGCCAGCGACGCCATCATGGGAATGTACGGCTCGGCGGCGAGTTCCGTTTGGAATAAACCCCTGCGCCGTAATATTCCGAGAGTTGCATAATTGGGGTTATGCACTAACACGCATGGGAATGTGGCCGATGTCGCCACGTTAATTGAAGGACGCACGACAAGTTCCTAGCCGTGTTGGTGTGTAACATTGAATCAGAGTACATCATGTAATCCCACCGATTGACATGGGGAAGTTGGCGGCTAGAACTGTGGTGAAACCGTCCACCAACAATTTATTTCTGAAAGAGCGAAATTATGAAACTTGACAAGGCAGCGAAGAAGATCGCATCCGTGATGCACGAGTTCAAGACCAAGTCCCTGCACTCAGGTGCTGGCGGCAAGGTCGTGAAGAATCCAAAGCAGGCAGTCGCCATCGCGCTGTCCCAAGCAAGCAAACTGAAAGGTAAGAAGTAATGGCCACACAACCCAGCCGTAGCGTCCCGTCACGCTACCAAGGCGCGATGGATCAGATGATGAAGGAAGATACCGACACATCAAACTGTCCACTTCCCACGCAAGACATCACCCTAAATCTCAAGAACCGAGCCAAGGCGATCACCACCGCAGCCTACGGTCCTGAGAACCCCAAACTGCCAAACGAGGCTTACTGGAAGCGCATGGGCGACGAGTGGGACGTGTCTGCCGAGGAAGCAAAGCAAAGCCGTTGCGGTAACTGCGCCGCGTTTAACGTCTCCGACTCAATCAAGCAGTGCATCGCTGACGGCATCGGCAACGACGCTGACCCCGCTGACGTTATCAAGTTGGCCGACCTTGGCTACTGCGAAATCTTTGACTTCAAGTGCGCAGCAAGCCGTAGTTGCCGTGCGTGGGTTGTTGGTGGCCCCAACACCGGCGAGGCCAAGGATGAAGAGATGGAATCAGAAACCGAAGGAGAAGACGAATGAAAATCTGCTTTAAATGCAAAACAGAGAAATCATTTTCACTATTTTTTGCACATAAGCAGACACCTGATGGATACCATAGTTGGTGTAAAGAATGTTGCAATGAAGGCAATAAAAAATCTAGATTAAAAATAAACTCAACAATTGAGGGTCGAGCCAAAATCTTTTTACAAAATGCAAGAAAAGCAGCAACAAAAAGACAGCAAGATTTTTGTCTTACCGTAAACGATATTGTTGAGTGCTGGGAACAACAGAAAGAAATTTGTGCATATAGTGGTCGATCAATGACTCTTGAAGCAGGATGTTTAAATACTGTGTCAATTGAAAGAATTGATAGTTCTATTGGATATACCGTAGAAAACACAATTTTGGTTTGTCAGGCTATTAACCGAATGAAGTCGGATTTTGAATTTGATAAGTTTTACAATTTGTGCCGAGATGTTGCTCAATTTTTGGGTGACGATAAATTAAACCTTACTGTTGGAGCATATAAATGAAAAAACCAGGTAGCCCAGGCTTGTACGCAGCAATTAACGCCAAGCAAGCCCGTATCAAAGCAGGCAGCGGCGAGAAGATGAACAAGGTCGGCAGCAAGGCAGCACCCAGCGCAGCCGACTTTAAGAAGGCAGCCAAAACTGCCAAGATGCCAAAGCCAATGAAGAAGAAATGACAGCAGCATGGCAGCGCAAGGAGGGGAAAAGCCCCTCCGGTGGACTGAATGCCAAGGGCAGAGCCAGCCTAAAAGCGGCAGGCCAAGACATCAAGCCACCAGTCAAGTCAGGCGACAACCCACGTCGTGCGAGTTTTCTTGCGCGGATGGCGGGTAACGCCGGTCCTGAGTACAAGAACGGTGAGAAAACCCGACTGCTACTCAGTCTTAACGCTTGGGGCGCGTCCAGCAAGGCAGACGCAAAGTCAAAGGCTAAAGCGATCAGCGCGAGAAACAAATCGAAATGATCTCTCCGATCTGCATCTCAACCGTCACCGGCAAGGGTCTTGCTGTGATGCTAGCAAGCATTGACGAGTATTGCCCCGAGGCTCCCGTCTACCTGCGCGGACCTTTGCACGTCATCAGCCACTTCGAGGCCGATTACAAGATGGAGGGCGACAAGAGCAACTTCGGTGATGCGTACAACGCCATCATCGACAAGGCGTTCTCCGATGGGTTCAGTTCCGTGGTGGTGGCCAACGATGACATTGTTGTAACGCCCACCAGTTACAAGTACTTGCTTGAGGATGTGCTGCAACTAAAGAAGCAATTCAAGGAACCCTTGGGCTGGGTATCGGCAAGATGCGACGCAGCCCGACCTGTGCAGAACATCAGGTCGAACCCGTTCAATGAAAAACTAAACTACTTCAAATACCCCTACGAGGACTCCATCATCCCGATGCAGTGCCTTTCCCCGATATTCGGGTGGATCAGCGACGAGGCGTGGAACACGTTCAAGTTCCCACCCCTGAACTGGTACTCCGACGATGTCCACTGTGAAGACCTGCGAGCCGCTGGGTTCCAGCACTACCTATCCCGATCCTACGTTCACCACCTCGGTTCGCAAACTATTGGCCTTGACGGAGAAAAACTCT